TCCCCCGGATTGGGTGCGGCTGTGGCAAGTCCGATACCTAAACCGCCCGCAATTAAGGCTTGTTTCCCGTAATTTAAGGCGTTCAGCGTGGCAACGCCAAGACGGTTTGTGGCTTCTTTGGTCATGATGTATTCACCACCGTGGAAAATGCCTTTTGGCTCGTATTTTCCACCGTTGCCCGCATAACCACCTGACCATCTATTCACATTTGGTGCATCTAATCCTGCACCGGTCATGAAATAGTTTCCTGCAGCACTGTTATTCATGGCATTAGCTGTGGCATTTGATACTTTCTGTTTTGCTGTGTCGATTGTCTTGCCAATTCCATCAAGTGTTGGCATATTGTCTATCACCCATTTAATGCTATCCATTAGCCATTGCAAAGGTTTTGTCACCAAATCAATTCCGGCGGCAAGCCATTCGCCGAATTTTTTACCTACACTTGCTGCTGCATCTAAATCTTCTTTTGTGCTTTGTACTGGCGCAAGTAGGTTAGTGAACCAGTTAAAGGCACTTTCAATCCATCCGACAAACGGTTTGAATTTGTCTATGACTGGCTGTAATCCTGATTGCAGCCCATTTAAGAATCCGCTGAAAAATGATTTTACTTTTTCCCAATTTTTGTAAATATAAATTCCCGCTCCAACTACCGCCGCAACAACTACACCAATAGGGGAGAGTAAAAATGAGATGGACGAGCTTAACCCTATAAAAATCATTCTCACAGGCATTGTCCATGCTTTCAATGCGCCTAATAATACTTTTAGTGCATTTAGTTTAGTGATTTTCCCCAGAATACCTGTTATGGCTGTTTGTGCGGATGAAAAAATATTCGACCACCCACGGAATGAGAGTAAATTTTTATTAGATGCGATTGCTGCTTTTGTCGTGTAATTAAAGCTTTTTGCAAGCAGCGTATTTAGCCCGGTGAGTTTCCCGAATCCAAGTGCAACTCGTGCCATAGGATATAAAACAAAGCTTAATGCAAGACTTAGTGCACCAAATGCAGTAAGTGTTGTCCCTAATGCTGATGCGACAAGTAAAATTTTTCTAGCAAGTTCTGGGTTTGTTTCAATCCAAGCCTTAAATTTATCAACTACACCGCCCAACTTATCTAAGATGTTGTGTAAGGTTGGAGCGAGTGTGCCGCCAATTGCCGTTTTCAAGTTAAATAAGCGATTTGTGAAAATTTGAGTTGATGCAGACAAAGCTTTCATTCTTGTGTCAAATTCACGCCCCATTGATCCTTTCGCTGCTTCGCTATTTGCCAGTTCAATTTGTCTGCGCCATTCTTCAGTATTTGCCACAAGTTTTGAGATGGTTTTAATATGTGGGATGCCGACAAGACCTTTCATTACATCGCTTTTTGCATCATCGTCCAATCCCTTAATTTTATTGACGATAAGCATTAATGTGCTTTGTGCATCTTTTGCCATTCCTTTTGCTATTTTTTGTGGATTTAATTTGAGTTTTTTCAATGCACCATCAACTTCTTCGTGATTTCCGGCCACACCTAATCGAGTAAAAATAGTTGTAACAGCGGTGGCACTATCTTCTTCTTCCGCCCCTAATGTCTGCAAGGTAGAGCCCAAGGCCGCCATATTTTTATCGGTAATTTTAGCTATGGCAGCGATACCTGCAACACGGTTCATATAGCCGATGATACCTGTCCCTTTAGATATGGCGTTATCATCTAAGTAGTTGATTGTGTCAGCAAGCTCTTTTGTTTGTTTTTGCGTTAGGTTGAAGTTTTTGCTCACTTTTCCAAATGACTCAACCAATTCATCAGGATTTTGGGCATCAAATGCGATTGCCATTTGTGTATTCAATCTTACAAAATCTTCAAGTTCATCTTTTGCTATGTTCATTCTTGCCGCACTTTCAATCATGTTGGCAATTTGCACTGTCGTGAGCGGCAATTCTTTTGATAGGTCATGAATTTTGATTTTCCATTGGTCAAATTCTTGCGTAAAGTTCCCTGATTTATCTTTTAATCCATCGACCTGACGAGCGACACCGATCATGGCATCTTCAAAACTCATAAAATCTTTTGTCACTGCGGCAATAGGCGCAGTAATTGTCGCACCTGCCGCCATGGATTGCGCACCAATAATTTGAGCTTTCCCGCTAATATCTTTTAATTTTTCAACTTGTCCACGATAGCGATTATAGGCAGCTTGTTTGGCGTTCAGTTTTTTCAACGCTTCTTCTTGGTGTTTGATTTGATCTGTTGCCGCTTTCGTATTTCTTTGTAAGTTTCGCTGATTTTGAGCTAATTTTTCAGCTGAAATACCAGCTTGCGATAAGGCTAGTTTTGCCTGTTGTAATTTATTTGACGCAGTAACTTGTTCTTGTTTGAGTTTTTTTACTGCACTTCTGGCTTTTTCAACTTCTTTTTTAAATCCTTCAGTTGGATTTTTGGCATTTTTTAAATATTGAGAATAAGACGCCGCTTTTTGTTTTGCCGCAGACAGTTCGTTATTTAAAGATGATAATTTTGCTTTCAACGGGTTGATCGTTGAAGCATATTGTTTCATGGCTTCTGCATGCTGTTTGTTTTGTTGTGCTAGTTGTCGTTGTGCATTTTTGTTTTCACGCAACTTCGCAGACAATTCCCGAACACTTTTGGAGGCGTTCCGAACTGGTGCTGACATTTTATCAATGGCATTTAACAAAACAGATAATTGTAAATTATTCATAAAAACTCACTATTTTTATTGACAAATTATTTTTCTATGTTTAATAATTAAACAAAACAAACGAACAGGAGAATATATGTCGCTTATACTTGCATTAATTGGCATTCCGTTATTCATTGGATTAGGTTTGTTTTTTACAGGTAGCCTAACTTTTGCGGCTATTTCTGCTGTTTTTAGTATGGCAACAGTGGCATTTGTTCCTATTATCTCGTTGATTTTTGTTCTTTGGCTTATCACTGATAGCGTTATTTTATCTATATTGTTTACCCTTATTTTCGGGCTAATTGTTTTGGCTGCAAACAATACCAAAACAAATATTTAGCCACATAGGTTACATAGATAATTGCGCTAAAACTAAATCTTCAATCACATCTAAATCGCTTTGGCTAAAGCCTAACAATTCACGCTGTGCGTATCGCACTTTGAAATCTTTTGTTTTTGATGGGCTACTCATTAAGCCGTATTGATGAACTTTTGCGATCATTGCGCTTGACCCATTAAACCCGACCGACACTTCATTGGCATTGCTTTGAATTTTGAAATATCTTGCTGTTCTTAACTTCGCAAACATGGCTTTTCGTTTAATTCTGCCTTTCTTTTTGCCAAATTCTTTTCTTGGTTTTCTTGGCTCAAATACTGTGCCGTCTGGGTTTTCTTGGCGTGCGATGCGGGCTTGTTGATTTTTTCTTAAAGCTTGCCCAATGTTGCGAGCCAACTGGCGGCGGGCTTGCGGTGAGAGATTATTAATCAGTGCGCTTAGTTTCGCTTGGACTTCTTCCACCGTTGCCATTATTCACCGCCTTCAAAAATCAAATGTTCATCGTCTATTTTTTCAAGATAAACTTTTAACGCGTTCAATGTTTCCCATTCCGGCGCGGTTGGCTCTGTGGCGTAAGTCATCTGCACGTTTTCACCCACTTGTTTTGCCACAACGCGTTCGGTAAGTTGAATTTCAAACGATACGTCCGACGTGTTGTTATTGTTGTAATCCATTTGGAATTTAAAGGCGTTTTCGCGGCGTTGCGGATTTTCGAATAGTTCAGGTTGGTTTTTTCGTAAGTACGCATTAATCGGCACGATGAGGCTTGCAATATCAAAGGCAAAATCGGTGATGATGATGTTGAGCGTGTAACGATACTCAAAACTCAGTGATGTGCTGCCTGTTGCAACAACTTGACCGCCGTCAACATAAAGCTGTAAGCGGTCAGGATTTTTCACAAAGTCTTGGTGACTTTGCTCAAGGATTTTGCGCAGTTGGTTTGGTTTTTTCATTTTGCGTATCTCTGCAAATTAATGGTCGGCTGTCTTTATCTACGGCAACAATCAAATGTCCAGTGTCCGTCATCAAATAGCCTACTTGATGAATGCATACTTCTGTTATTCTTCCGTCAGGGTAATTTGAATATTTACCAAATGGGCCATCTCTAAATGGTACAGTGTACGTGTTTGCTAAACACGGCAATGAAGCGGCAATGGCGAGATAAAGAGTGGTTTTTCTCATTTTCTGAAATTCCGCTGTTGCATTTCATATTTTTGCTGACAATCCACGCAACGGGTTACGCCTTGAATTAATTGGCGGCGTTTTTCAGGAATGGGGATGTCGCAATCTTCACAATAAAACGCACTGATTGCTTTAAAAGTGCGGTGTTTTTGTAACGCAATATCACGTGTCATTTGTTCGAGTTCTTGCGCACGGTCAAATTGATCGGTCATTGTTTTTCCTGCTTATTAAATTCATCAATGCATTTCTTTAATGCTTGATTTTCAACAATGCATACACTTAGCTTTTGTTGGCTTTGTAGATAGGCATTAGCCAAATCGCCGTTTGTTTTAATTGTGGTGCCAAATGGCGTACATTCAGCGACTTGCGGACATAGTATTGGCTGTTTAATGATTTTCGGTGTGGTTGAACACGCCGCTAACATCATCAGGGATAAAAGTGTCAGCCCAATCTTGGTGTTTTTTAAGTGCATTTTTTAAATCCTGTGTTTGCTTGGTTTGAGAGATTTTTAATTGATTGACGGCTTCCGTGAGTGCTTTTTGTTGCTCGTTGAATTTATCCACGCTTTCATTTAAGGCAACGTAAGACGCTTCCCATTGTTGTTTTAATTGTTCTTCTTTTGCCGCTTCGGCTCGCCAGTGGTTGGCTTGCCACCCTTGAAACAGGATAATTGCCACAAGCATGAGCGGGCCAACCAATAAAATGTATTTTTCTTTTTTCGTTAAGAACCCAAACATAATGCTTTCTCCTTTTGTCGTCTTTCAATTAAGCCTTTCAGTGGAACGCCGTTTGCATAAATCCATCGTTCAAATTGATCGCACATGGCTTTGCTATATCCTTTCCGTGCCATTTTAAAAAGCGTGCTGTTTTTTAAGTTCCCGCACCCTGCATTAAAGGTAATTGACACTAAGGCATCAAATGCACCTTGCGGCATGGCTTGACCGTTTGCATACGTATTCACACATTTTTCAGCTTGTTTAATTCCCTTTGTAAAGGCATTTGCAATTTCTTCATCTGTATAGACTTTATGTGGAATGACTTTTTCGACTGCATCAGTGGTTCCTAACCCGAATGTTAATACATCGGCAGGGCAGTTATATGGCACTCTTTGACAGCCTTCTGCATTGCCAGTCAATAGCAAGCCTTTTTCTGATGTTCTAATTTCATGCCCGTGTAAAGAGAGTGCTAACCCTACAATCGCCACTACACTGCATGCATATTTTGCTGTTCGTTTAATCATGGTGATGGCTCCGTTGGTTTAATTCTTTTTCTTTTAATTCAAAATCTTTTTTCTTGTAATACCAATTTACAAGGAATGTTGCGACGCCGATCACAATACCTGTTGCTGATGCGACGTCAGCCCAATTTACATTTGAAAACATATCCGCAATGCGTCCGATGAAGAAGGCAAATAATCCTGATATGTAAGATGCTCTTGATGGTGTGTCGTGCATATCAGCTCCAAAGTTGTATAGTGTCACTTGCCACGCTGATCTTTCCCGTGTCAGTTTCTGGCAATATTACTGGTGTTCCGATGGGAATGACTGGCTTATCCATTAAGTGCGGATTTAATTCGCACGCAATTTCTAAAAGCCCTTCACTGCGGCCAAAATAGCGATAAAGAATGGCGTCCAAGTTGTCATTTTGTTGTGCGTAAACTTCCATTAAATTAACTCCGCATCGACCCGTCTTTTGCCGATAATGTCGCTAATGGCAAAGCGTGCATCTCGTCTTAATTCGTTGATGCTGTCTTTGAGT